ATCATGACTGATGAAAAGGGCTTAGAACGCTCTGTATGGCCTGAGAAGTGGCCTATAGACTGGCTGCAAAGCCAAAGACACCTGCGTGACTTTGCTAAGAACTATATGAACCGTCCTGTAAATGCTGATGGTAATTTCTGGACTGAACAAGATATTATTTTAAATGAATTACCTGAATATGGAAATACAATTATTTCTATAGACCCAGCTGTAACTAAGACTAAGATTTCTGACTATACAGGTGTAGCTGTATTGTCCAGAGGTGATGATGACAATATTTATGTGCGAGAAGCCTTGCAAATGAAGGTGTCACCATCAGAATTAGCAGAACGAGTGGCAGCACTCGTAGAAATATATGATCCTGGTGTCATATATGTTGAAACGAACCAAGGTGGAGATCTATGGCAGGATGTTTTCAAAGATATTCCTGTAAAATATAGATCTGTAAAGCAATCTGTGTCAAAGCAGATACGAGCTGGTAAGGCCTTAAACTTTTATCAGCAAGGAAAGATACGCCATACTACACATTTCCCAGCGCTGGAAGAACAGATGTGGGCATTCCCAAAGATATCTCACGATGACGTTCTTGATGCTGTAGTATCAGGGATTTTGTACTTTTTGGACAATAAAGCTCCAAAGGTACTATCCAAACAATTTAATTATCTAAGGAGATAATATGTCAGACATAAAAAAGGCGTTTGATCATATCCTAGCCCAAAGAGATGGCTATGTAAAAGCTGAGGCATACTATGATGGCCACCAGCCAGAAGTATTTCAATCTCAAAGATGGAATAGAATATTTAGATTTGAAAACGCAGATTTCAGATTCAACTTTGCTAAAACAGTAGTTGATTCAGTATTAAATAGACTTGAAATTAATCAAGTACAAGCAACAACACAAGCGGCTAATAGATTTATTGACCGTATATTTGATCAAACTGATATTAAGATAGATATCAATGAGATTCACAGATCAGCATTAATTCATGGAGATACATATGCAATTGTTTGGCCAGACATGACTGGACAAGTCGCAATTGATTATAACTCTCCACTAACTACTGCAATTATTTATGATCAGGAAAATCCTAGAGTCAAATCATTTGCAGCAAAAATGTGGCAGGTAGAGACTGAAGCAGGTAAAATGCTTAAGATAAATCTCTATTACCCAGATAGAATTGAGAAATATCAGGGAATGGGCGATTTGGAACATATAATTGCACTTCCTATAATGGATTTAGTAGAAGTTGTGCCAAATCCTTGGAATGAAATTCCTGTTTTCCATTTCCGAACACATAAGCCTTATGGAAAGCCAGAGCACTACGATGCATATGGCCCACAAGATGCAATTAATAAATTAATCAATACTCATATGTATACCGTAGATTATCAGGGTGCTCCACAGCGCTATGCTTTGTCTAATGGTGGCAATTCATCTGAGTTTGAAGACTTTAATGATGATGATACAGCTAGAGAGAATTTAGGTGCATTGCAAAATGGCCCAGGACAACTCTGGTATTTACAGGGTGTATCAGCTGTTGGACAATTCCCAGCGGCAGATCCAAAGACATTTACAGAGCCAGTAATGGAATTCGTAAACGCTATGGCATCAATTACATCAACTCCAACACATTATTTCACCAAGGGAAGCTATATTCCATCTGGTGAGGCATTGCGTGTATCAGAAGCACCTCTAACCAAGAAAGTTCTTAATCGCCAATTGGCATTTGGAAATACTTGGAGAGATTTATTCAAATTTATGCTTCGTGTTGAAGGAATATCAGCAGATGTTGAAATTGACTGGCAGAATCCAGAAACAATTGATACTGTTGACCAATGGGATATCGCTGTTCGCAAGAAGAGCGTTGGTATGCCATTAGAACAGATTCTTTTGGAGCTTGGATATGACGCAGAGATCGCAGCACAGGTTGCTGAGGCTTCTGCAGTCCCAACAAATCAAACAGAAAACATTTCGCTTCAGGCCACAGGCGTGAACGCAAACAATTTAGCTGTGGAACAGACTGCAGCAGAGCAAAATCAACAAGAAGGATAATAAATGGAAGAAACTCAAGTGGATGGTACGTCCCAAGAGATTAAAGATCCAGAAGCTGTTCTAGCAGCTTTGGACCGTGCCAAGAAGGATGCAAAACAATTTAGGGAAGAAAAAGAAGCCCTAGAAGCCAAACTGGCACAATATGAGCAGGACACAGCTAAATATAGCGGTAAATTGCTCAGAGAAAAGGTAGTTCAGGAATTATCTAAACTAAACATAACTAATACTGATCGAATTCTTAAATTTGTTAAATTTGAAGGGCTATCATTTGATGATGATTTCAATATTCTTGGCCTGGAAGATCAAATTAAGGAATTAAAGTCAGATTTCCCAGAATTATTTGATCCAAAGTTGCTAGTAGCAGGAAAAGCAGATTCAGCAGATTCTGCACCAGTAGATAAGAAATTATCTGCATCAGAACGCCAAGCAATGGCTGTTTTGGGTAGAAAATAGTTGTTTTATAATGTATAATTGGTCTATGCAAGTCTCCAGATGGACGTTTGGACTTGCGACCATAGATATATTGGACGATAATCTATTTTCAATAGTTTAAATTAACATTTCAAGGAGAAATAATAACATGGCAAGAACAGATTTTACAGAAGCCAATGGTTATATTCTCGAAGAGCAAGGCTCTGCAGTAATCCAAGACCTCTTGGCTAATTCTGCCGTTGAGCGCTTTGCCCGTCGTGAAGCCATGGCAAGCCGTACAAAGTCAGTTCCTCGTTTCAAGACTGATGCTCCAAATGTTGTCGCTGAAGGCGATACAATTGGCGAAGCAACTGCAGTACTTGACGAAGTAGTATTGACAGCACGTAAGTACGCACAAATCATGCACGTATCAGAGGAAGATCTAAATGACAACCTCGTTGATGTGCTAACAGCATATAAGAGAGAATGGGCATCACGTTGGGCACGTAAGTTCGACAACGCTTGCTTGGGTGTAACAACCTCAGCAACTGGAACAGACGCAGCTCCATATGGCTCACTCGCTTCAGTAATTCAGGGTTCAAACATAATCCAGACAGCAGGATCTCTATCATACGAAGATCTAAACAATGCTCTAGGCATTGCAGAAGATTCTTCAAAGTTTGATGCAGCTAACACTGTATGGATGGCACACCCTAAGATGCTCGCAGAAATTCGTGGAATGATCAAGGGCAACAATGACCTTGTTCTACCAGATCCACTAGCAGGAACACCAGGATCCCTATTCGGATATCCATTGGTCGTTTCTTACGGTGCAGCTAAGTCTGCAGCTGCAACTGATACACCTACAGGAAACCCACTACTTATCGTTGGTAACAGAAACATGTTAATCAATGGTGTCCGTGGTGGCGTTGAGTCTGTTGTATCACGTGATGCAGAATTCACCAAGGATGGCGTCCTTCTCAAGATTCGTGTTCGTCGTGGCTTTGCAGTAGCAGACGCTGACGCATTCGCACTTATCGAGAAGACCCCAGCAGCATAAGGAGGAACTGACAAATGCCAAGCAAACTATACGGTAACTTCTTAAAGCAGGCCCTTAATAAGGAAATCGATTGGGATTCAGATACCATCAAGGTAGCTCTACTATCATCTTCCTACACACCTAACCAGGACACACACGATTATTTCGATGATGTATCTTCATTTGAAGTAACTGGTACAGGATATACCACTGGTGGACTTACTTTGTCTTCAAAGACTTCCACATATGATGGTACAAACAACGTAATCGTACTTGATGCAGCAGATGTCACATGGTCATCTTCAACAATTACCGCTCGTTATGCAGTAATTTATGATGATTCAGGTGCTTCAGCAGCAGCTAAGGCTCTAATTGGATATGTTGACTTCGGTTCAGACCAGTCATCAACCAATGGTAACTTTACAATCACATGGGATAGCACTGGAATCGTGCGTATCACAGTAGCGTAAGGTAAAACGCAATGGATGTAAGAGTAGAAGCGAGACCACTTTCAGCAGGCGCTGTAGCGGTGGAGTCAAATATAACTGTCGTAGCCCTTTCTGGTGTCGTCGTCGTAGCTCCAGTTATATCTCGCTTCTCTCTTGCTCCAGTAATATCAGTAGGCGGAAACAGCATTTCAAGCGTGACACCAACCAAAATTTCGTTAGGAGTTAAGGCGTAGCCCAGGCTGCGCCTATTTTTATGTCAGTATATAGCAGAGCAGTAACAGATAGCGCAAGATTTATATGGCCATTAGATGACACATATACTCAAATACAGGGTATATCTGGCACAGGTTTAACTGTTTCACAGGTAGGTGCAACTCCTTCATCAATTCTTCAATCCTGTACTGGCGGAACAAGATCATATATCTTTACAGGTACTCAAGCTCTATATACAACAACTGGATCTCCAGTAACAACAACTTCTGGTACTTTTGCAATAGAATTTGTAATTAAAACAACACATGTACCAGCAACAGAAGCTTTTATATTTAGAATTCCAAATGCTGCAAATGCTAGATTAAATTCAAATGGTTCAATAACATTCCAATCATCAAATAGCAGCTATTCTACAAATAGCACTGGCGGATTAGTAAATGATGGAAATTGGCACCATGTAGTATTAAGAAGAGATTCTGCCCAAAGACAAACTATCTGGGTCGATGGAGCAAAAGTTTCAGATGTATCAACATTCTTTGGTTCATTCCCAAGCGCAACACAAGGTATGACTGTTGGAGCATATAGCTCTACAGATACACTTAGATTTCAAGGAACATTAGACTTTTTAGCAACTTATGGATCTACAGGATTATCAGATCAACAAATTGCTGATCATTATGCAGATTTTGCTGCAGCTAGAGATGCATTAAATAATTATTCATTTGCAGCCAGCGCTATGACTGCTTCAAGCCTTGCAGTTCAGCCAGTATTCTCAGCTACTGTAGAAGAAACATCTGCAGCAATGACAGCTTCTGCCACATTCCCAGAAGCTCAGCAGGCTGATATAGACCTACCAATAATGGTAGATACCTATATGAATTCTTTAAATAATTCTGGACTTTTAGAGCAATGGTATAAATTTGATCAATATAAAGTAATTAAAAATTATGGAACTGGTGGACAATCGGGTTTTGGATTTACAGGTAGTACTGATAGCGTAAACCAAGGTGGATTACAAGGTTCTGGTTGTATTAGATTTACAGGTTCATTCCAAAACGGTTCTATATCTACATTCGCTCCAAGCGTACCAGCATTTGTTCCAGAAATTTCAGATAATGATTGGGTTGTTGGTTTTTGGGTAAAAGTTCCAAGTGCATATCCTACAAATGGAACTATTTTTGGAGCAACAGACAATACTGGTAAATCTGTTACTTTTAATCAAACAGGAAATAATATTGCATTACAAATAGTAACATCTAATGGAAGCCATGTTATAAATGGAGCCAATATAGCTGATAATAATTGGCATTTTATTGCAGGTAGATTATCTGGCGGAGTAGCAGAATTATTTGTAGATAATGCATCTCAAGGAACTATGACCCCTACTGGTTTATTTTTATCAAATGTAACCAGTGCTGGATTCAGCCTTAACAATGTTCCAGCGATTTCAACAACTATTGAATTATCTCAATTCTTTATTGGATCTGCATCAGGCATAACAAATACAGTATTAACAAATATATATAATGCTGGATCTGCATCAGTACAAGCTGCGGCTGAAATAGTAATGCCAGCATTTAAGAATGATAATGCATTTAATACATATGCGTTATCACTAGATCCTTATTTCTATTTTAAACTTGATGAAGTTAGCGGTTTCCCAGAAAGCGTAGCTCAACCTATTGAAATTACAGTAGAAGGTTCATCTTATACTCAAGGTGTATCTACAAATAATTTAAGAGGTATTCGTTTTACAAATAGAGATACAGCATTCGGTGGACTTTGGACTGCTCCTGCTGGAACATTCTCTGCTAATCAAAAACAAACTTTGGTTACATATGTTAAAACAACAAATAATAACAACGTTAACCAAATAACCAGCACAGCTGGATTTGGTAATCAAGCTGGATTATCTGTATTCGGAGTAGGTATGGGATTTGTATTTAATAATACATCCCTATTACTTCGTGTATTTAATGCTAATAATCAATTTGAAACTATTACAGATACAACAAATTATACTGATGGACAATATCATTTACTTGTTGGTGTAAAAGATGGAAATAGCTTAAGTTTATATGTTGATGGCAAACATAGACAAACAATTACATCTAATTATAGCTTTACAGACCATGGACAATTAGTTATTGGTGGAGTTTCTGCAGCTACCCTTCAAAATTTTGCTAGAGATACTACTATTGATGAAGTTATTGTTTATAATGATGCTTTGACGGCAAATGAGATATTTGATTTATATCGCTCAATTTCTGAGGTAATGGATACTACTGCTACAACCACATTCCCAATGCCAACATTTGAAGCTGGATTTGGTCCAACAATTACAGCCGATTTAATGACACTGACAGCAGATATGCTTCATCCTCAACATTATGGCCCAGCCATGATTGCCTTTGCTGAAATTGTTCATCCAAACTATGTGGCGGAAGTAATCATTAATGATTTATATACAGCATTCCCATTTGAAGCTAGTGCATTATTTGAAGATCCTCAATTTAATATTGGTGAATTTAATAGCGCAGCTCACATGAATGCTTCTGCGGAATTCCTAGAGCCCACAGTAATTACTCCTGGCAGATATAACGCAAACAGCATGATTGCTAATGCAACAGCTGTAGAGCCAGGAATTGTCACAATTAAGGGTGCAAGAGTATTCGCAGACCCAATGACATCAAATGCAATATTCCCACTCCCACCTGCATATATTCAGCTAGCTGATGATGATTGGTATGTAAGATTATATGCTGGTCATTTTGATGGTGATAAAGAATCAATCCAGGCTCTTCTCAGCAATTTGCCTAACCAGCAAAGAATTGCCCCAACAAGCGGTGGCTTCTTAACATTCTTTGATGATGTCCCTACAGACATTACTCCAACCTCTACTCCAAATACAATAGAGAGCGAAATTGGACAATTTGCTTACGTAGAGCCAGATCAATATGACTTTGATGAGCAAGGCGATCTGATACCTCTAAATACGGCTGGAAACCTCGCTAGAGCCACGATCAGCCGTCAGAGCACATCTCCACAGCCAATTC